AAGACTGCCAGGGTCAACATATATGACACTACCACGAACTGATTTTAGAAAATTATCTAATCTGGAAAGACCCATTTTTACTAATTCGTTATCCGTTAGGATTATTTATCATCCAATATATATTCAACTAAATATTTAAAAAATGCTCATAAAATGAAGTCTTATTCGTCCTTAAAAGAAGATTTGGAGCAAAGAAGGAAAGAACTCCAAGCAAAGCAAAAAAAGCAAATAGAAGACCGTAAGAAAAAAGCCATATCATACCGTGATGTAGTGGCTGGCAATATGGAAAAAGAAAAGAAAAAAGTTCAAAAAGAGCGTCAAAAGGAAGCAGAGAAAAAACAAGCAATACGTGCACGTGAAGCAATGAAGCAAGAAATCAAACGTGAGATAGAATCAGAACGCGAAAGATAGTTCGAAAAAAGTAATAGGGCAATTTTTGCCCAGACTTTTTTTTGCCCCGATTTTGGAATTAAAAGTTGAATTTCCCTCAGAGAGGGTCAGAATAAAATACCCTCTCTTCCTCAACCAAATCACGTACAAAGTTAAGACAGCTCATAAACTCATCAACTGTATCACAACTCACTACATTTTCTTTACCCTCATCAGAGTAAAGATATATTTTTCTTTTGCTAGTGTCTATAACACACTTAGATAATAAATCATCAGTCATAATAAAACTCCTATTTGTTAATGCTATAAATGCTATTATCTCCTGGATAATCATCAGATGTTTTTCCTTCATACTCTGGAATCAATTTCTCTATATCTTTTCTCTCTGCCATAATATGATAAAAACAATCTACTGGCATACCACCTTGAGATTGAAGATAAATTCTCCTTTCTATAGGTGATATCCTTTTTACTATAACATTTTGATGAGCACCTATTGCAGTAAGTTGCACTGTCAAAGTCTCATAATCAACCAATCCATCCCAATAGTCTGGTAAATCTATTACATTCTTACCATTACACACTCTTCCTCTTACATATACTGCTGATTCTGGACCTTCTATACATATATGTCTTAATCTTTGACCCTCTTTAGTTGGGTGTTTAATATCAAATGCCTTTGCTCCAGAAGATTTACCACTAGCAGTACTGACACTACCAACAAAATTAGATGCAGTTATAGTTCCACTAGCAGTGATAGATCCAGTTTGGTTTGTATTTCCAGCTTGAATTGTGTTTCCTAAAATAGTAACATTACCAACAACATTTAATGCAAAGGGTGTTAGAAGATTTCCTTCTATCATTGTATTCCCCTTAACATGAAGAGACCTGGGAGCATGACCTTTAACATCAAGATCAGTATTTTTTTCAGGTCCTATCATTACAGTAGCAACTGGTAGATCATCATCAAAAGATTTATCATCACCAATTTCTAAAGGACCTTCTATATAAGAAGATCCTCTTATTATATCTACACCTTTACCTAAAGATTTAGGTTCTCCTGCACCTACAAGAAGTTGTTTTCCAACTTCAATACTTGGGACTTTCATAATTACCTCTTAGGAATTTTCTTTAAAGAATTTACTTAATTTACCAGACATAGCTTCAAAATCTTTTTCAAAGAGAGTAAGTTGTTCCCCTAGCTCCTCTTCTACTCCCTCTGCTACTTGTTGCAATGTTCCTCCTATTTTATTTAATTCATTAGATTTTGCCTCCGCTGAAGCCTCAAGTGTTCTCATCATATCTTCAAGTGTTGAAGATAAAGTACCATCTACAGCAGTTAATCTAGTTTGAGATTTAGATCCTAATAATGCAGTAGCACCATCAGCAAAATCCATGAGTCCTCCATAGACATTCATAATACCCTTTCCTATAGCATCAAGTTGACCTTCAGAAAAGATCTTAGTAGATACGGTACTATTAATTTCAATATCAGGAGATCTTACAACAACTTTTTGATTAGCATTTAATTTAATATTTCCATTCTTACCATCAGATCCTGTTGCTATAAGTTCTATATTTTGAGCATCTAATTTAATAGTACCTAATGGAGCAGAAATTCTAATGTCACCATGTTGAGAAAGTAAATTAAATGCTAAAGGATTTACTCTTTTACCTCCATCTGCACTCTTAGTTCCCTGTATATCCTCTCCACAATTTATAGTAAAACTTCCAGGACTATAAAAATGAGTACTATTCTTTTGACCTTGTTTGACATCTCCTGTAGATTGAAAATTCATATAATGAGTTTTATCAGATCCACTTCTCAAATAAGCACCATACTTATTATTTTTTATGATGTGTCCAAATCTTATTTCTCCATGTTCATTTCCATATCCCAGAGGATGATAGTTAATAGGTTCTGCCATTAGAATTTACCTACACAATCGATTACTTGAATAATATCAGTAGAAGGAATTGTTACTCCATCAACTTGATCTTCATCTACATCCAATCTATTTACCTTAAATGTAGGAACTAACTTTACATTATACCCGCTATCACTCTGAATGTAAATGTTTGGTTCCTCTTTAAATCCCATTCCACCATCGAGAACATCTATTTTTAAAATAGATCCAAGAGAATCACACTTTCCTATAGATAATTTTGCTCCATTACTAGGCTCTACTACCACAGTATCTTTAGAGCAATCATAATTTATTCCCATATCTATCACATTAACAAAAGCTAGAGAAAGAATTACAGGATACTCTCCTGTATTTAAAGTTGGAGAAGTCCCTGTTGTTGGAGGAGTCCCTGCTGTTTCAGTAATCTCTGAAGGAAACTTAGTAGTAATTTCAGAACATTCTTCTCCATCTACAACAATAGTATTTCCTCCAGGTTCTGTCACTTCATCTCCAGGACATACTGTTATGATAGTACCAGGATTATAAGGAGGATCATAAGTATTATCAAATCTTTTGACAGTAGTTTGATTAGCTTCTGCCCAAGTTCTTCCATCACCTCCTTGACTTCCATCATAGTGAGGAATATAACCTGCTCCGCAATCCTCCATTATAACATCAATTACTTCACCATCATCATTAATAACTGCTGTTCCAGAAGCTCCACCTCCCTTTCCACAGGAATCTGTAAAGGATATAAAAGGAACGTCTGTATATCCACTTCCAGGTAATATTATATCTACACCTAAAAGAGTACCTGCTGCACTTACAATAGCATTTCCTGCTGCTCCTTTACCACCTCCACCAAAAAATTCTACTGTAGGAGGACCACATCTCAAAGGACCTACAAAGCAAGAATCTATAGCATCTCCAACAACATTACCAAAATCTGCTCCATCAACCACACCTTTAATAGTAGATCCTATATCTTTAAACTGCTCTATAGACTCTTTGACTCCAGAAGCGATCCCCTTTGCTTGAGATATTATACCACCTATATCCAGTGTACCAGTAATCTTAGGGGCTACAACTCCTTCAGATTCACTCCATGCTTTTACTTCAGAACAACTTGGTGTTTCAGCACAAGAAAGAAAAGAAAGAGCACCAGAAGCAGAGGATACTATATTATCAAGAAGATTAGTAGCTCCACCTAAAGAACCAATAAGAGTTCTAACAGGTCCAAGAATAGCACTTACTGCCCCATCAATCATTCCAGTAACTTTTCCTAACAATGCCCCTACCATATTATTAATAGCACATAGAGGAGCATTGATAAGCTTATTAATAGATTGACTTAAGAACTTCCCTACCATCTTAAAAAGATTAGCTCCTATGTTTCTAAAGGCACAAGAAAGATCATTCTTAGCTTTATTTGTTTCCTTTAATAAATCAGGCAATGCACCAGGAAAAACCTGACTATAAGCAGAAGCCATAGCTTCATTAATAGATTTATTAACCCCTCTCTCTATAGTATCAGATATGGTTCTCATTTGCCCAGTTATCTTCTCTTGCATATCATTCATTGTTGTCTGAATAGCTGCATCAAAAGCATCTAATTGACCACTGATATCATCTAACTTATTACTCAAATTAGCTACTCTAACACCCTGTCTAGTTACCCAATTATCCTTAGCCTTAAGAAGTTCCTGCCTTTTCTTCACACCCTCCTCTAAAATAGTCTGTATAGTTTCAGTTCTCTCTTGATCACACCCTATATCTTCAGCTCTAGGTTGCTTGACTTTAGTTTGGTTGTAAGCTGTAGAAGAAGATGCATCAAATAGAAAATCACCAAGAATCATACCCTCAGCAATGACATCATCTGTAAATGCATAGTTAAGTTTAATGGCGTCAGAAAAAGATACTGAACTAGTAGTGGCGTCAGAAAAAGATACTGAACTAGTAATAGGTTTGTATGCTGGTATGCCAAAATAAGGAACAGTGTCTAGTGCAGAATTAAATCCACTCAAAGGTACAAAAGAACCTGAAGGTTTATTTCTTTCTAACTGTTTATACTGATTATATCCAAAGACACCAGTAATAATAGGATATTGACCATCCTCACCATCCATAAAGAATCCATAGACAAAATTACCTTGTCTTAAATTAGGAGACTGATGAGCACCACCTGATCCTGCTCCAGCAGTAACAGGATACATTATACTTGCCCAAGGAAGTTCCTCATCTGGCAAATCATCCCTATCATCGGTATGATAACCCATGATACGAACTTTATATCTATAATCAAAGCCTCCAAAATCCTTCCCATCCTTCCCACCATCTTCAGTAGTAGGACGTGGAGCTATATTTTGTTTCCAATACTTCTCTTCTACTATCTGACCTATCCACCAGAAGTATCCATCCTTACCTACAAAATTAGTTTTTAAAAAAGTTTCTAACATTATTCGTCGTATACTCTACATTCAAATGCATCTGGATGATTCTCGCAATACTGTTCTAAATGTTGATCCTCATGTCTAGTATGGTAATCATTAATCTTTGCTTCATTCCTATCTATCACATCATCCTTATGATACTCATCATAATAAGCATGAGCAGTTTTTAAATCTTCTTCGGTATATTCTAACATACCATGATTGATATGTTCCTTATGATCTTTAGGATCAATGTAAACTTCGTGTTCTAAATCGTGTTTTGGGGTCATGTTCCCTCCTAAGATTTTGTACCAAAGGTATCTCTAACTAATGTTAGATTAGTAGTAGTGTGATCAGATGTCAAGCGATGACACACACTTGCTATCATATATAGTCCACTAATTCTCTTGTCCATATCTATATTTTTTGAAGGACTGACTTGAGAAAAATCACATTTAATTAAATCACCTGCTTTCAAAGTAAAGTCACCTGGTATTAAAACATTTAATTTGATAGCATAGAGTTGATTATATCTCATCAACGACTGAACCATAATAGTTTCTGCATCAAATGTAGGTTGATCTGGTCTATCTCTCCAAGCTTCTAACTGTTTTTCAGTACTCCTACCACTAGGAAGAGCTCCCACATCTTTTATGCGGGTCATTAATCTTGATGGAGTATCAATAAGTTCTTTATCTGCAGAAGCATAAAAATTATCCTTACCTCCTGTTACTATTTTATCTTTACTTCCAGACTCTCCTCCTTCTCCTACACTAAAATCTCTTTTAGAATATTCGTAAGCAAAGAAATCAAAGAACAATGTTTGATTAGCATAGGCTCCTAAAGCTAAGTTAGTTTTAACATCTATATTTCTTTCAATAGAATACTTAATAATTTTTGCATCAAAATCTGGTGGCAAATCAGGAGTTCCTGTAAATATTAATTTTCTTTTTGCTTTCTGTTTAAATAAAACATCTATAGATTTAAAATTAAATCCATCTTGAGTTTCATAAAAAAGAAACCCTGCTGCTCCTCCAATCTTACCTGCCTCAACTGGAACAGACTTAGATGCTAGCCAAGTACAAACATGAAAAGGTTTCTTATTGTTACCAATGAAATTATAAGTAAGTGTATCATCTAAATCAACCTCCTTTGAGGTCTTTATTCCATCACTACCTGAAGTAGCTTCTGTTAAAATCTTTTTAACATTATCAGATATCTTACCCTCATATCTTTTGACTACTCTTGATTGATCATTTTTAAATGATTCTTTACTTGTAAGATCTAAAAAATAATTAGACTCTAAAGGATCAGCAATCACACCACTGATTTTATTTACATATAACGTAGGATTTAAACCATTTCCTTCAGCATCTTCTATTTTAATCTTACATTCCTCTCCACCTCTTATAGGAAGAGCATCTAAAAGATCATCAGTCTCTTTAATACCTACAGATAAATGAAGAGTAGGAGATAATATATTTTCATAGTATCTTATATCTACTAAAGCAACTCTACTACCGCTATTACTATCCAATCCAGTAACGTCATTACCTTTAATAGTAAACTGACGGATATTACCTGGTCTTGAAGGACTAAGTTGTGGAATTGGTGCTGCCATATTACTCTTTATATAATTTTAGTAGTTGAGCTTCATCTATAGTGAAAGAATCTTCCCCACCTGAAGGAGAAAATATAAAAGGACTTACTTGAGAGAAAGAGGAAGAACTTTCTTGACCTGTTATTAATATAGTAGTATCAATATTAGATTCATCAAAATATTTAGATATACTCTCTAAATCATAAGTCCTAATCTCTATCTCGTTATCCAAGAAAGAACTAGTATTAAATGCACTATCTCTTAAATTAAAAATAGAACTCTGCTCATTACTTTCACCTATTAATTTACTAGTATTCGTTTTTTTATCATATATTCTCTTCTCTAACATTTTTATAATCTGCTCATACTCAAGACCCTCGGGTGGAAACATTCGGGCTCCAAAAGCTTTTCCATTAGTAGATTTATGTCTTACATTTCCATGCTGATCAACGTAATACTTATCTTTCCATTCTTCTACTTCAGAAATACTGTAAGTTGATTCTTCTCCTGTTTCTTCATTTATTATAGAAGCACTGTCCTCTTTATCAGGAGGCCCACCAAATGTCTCACTAAATCTTAACGTCTCACCTGGATTATTTGGATCTTCTATAAAAGTTTTAGGGTCCCAGACAGTTTGATTCTCACTTATAAAGTTATCAACAATTTCTTTTCTTTCTTCATCACTTTTAGCATCTTTCAACTCTCTAGTCAAATTCTCCATCTCTGGATCATCTACAGACATTCCAACTCTCTTTAAAATTTCATCTATCTGCTTCTGTTGTAACTCAAGATCCTTTAATACCTTTTCAAGTTCTTCAGTCTCTTTTTCAGTTCTTTCTAAATCCTCTGGACTTATAGTCTTCATTAATTTTATACCATGAATAACAATCCACTTTCCAAATCCCACTAATGCTTTTAAGATAGGCTCTAAATTATTATACAATCCTTTTATTTGTTTAATTACTTTTTCAATCTCCACCTGTATCTCATCCCAATTTTTTATAATAGCATTAACTATTGCTCCTATAAAAGTCCACGTAAGAAATTGCATAAACTTATCCCAACTCTTACCTACAGCCCCTTTAACAGATCCAACAACACTCTTAACAACTCCAGACTCAAGAAAACGTTCTCTTAATGTTTTCTTTTTATCTTGCTGAGCTTTAGCACTCTCATCAGCCATATCTAATTTCTTTTTCTCAATATTACCGAGAGTATCAATAATACCAAACAAAGATTTATCAATACCATCCAATGCTAAGTTAAGAGGATCTTTACTCTTCTTAGAAGATCCTTTCATATCATCTCTAATATCCTCCAAAGGTCTTATGTCTGCTACAATAATATATTTTCGAGGAATATCTTCTCCATTAGATTGATCATTACTTTGATCACCGTTTGAATTATCAGTGTCACCTCCAACCATATTTTGAGCATTCCTTTTAGAATTCCTCTTACCTAATGTTTTTAAAAGGCTTCCTGCTAATCCTAATAACATCTTACTAACCTACCAACCCTAGTTGTACTTGAGCAGCCTTCACTAAAATATCACCAGGAAATACAGAACTAACTCCTTCTATTTGATTTCCTGTAGTAGCATTTCCTGCTGTAAGAGTAGATCCTTGCTGCTGTCCTCCCCTAAGATCTATTATCTTTGAACTACCATGTTTATTATTAACCCTCTGACTTATACTAGAAGATTTATTAGATAAAGTATCAGATTTAGCGACAATAGAAGATGTATTAGATATCTTATCAAGAGTATTAGATTTAGCAACAAGAAGTGCTCCATCATTAAATACATGCTCAGTTTTATCGTTAGAAACAATAGTTCCTGATCTATCTGCTACAAATAATTCTCTACCCCTTTCACCAACAGATACTACCTCACCTACAGGGGGACGACCACCTTCAGCAAACTGGCTCACATTAAGATTAGTCCATTTATCTGCTCCTGGTCTACTCTTCAACTCTGGATTTAGTTCCATAAATTGAGGAATAAATTCTAACATTAATTTATTAACTTCCTTTTTATATTCCAAATCTCCTTTCTCTTCGTTAATTTTAGATAAACGTTCTAGATGAGGTTCCATCTTTTCTTGCACAAAAAGATCCCAAGGCTTACCAGGTCCTCGCTCTTTATTAGTTAAAAATTTATAATAAAAATCATCCATTTTATCAGCTCCTTCAGCACGTGCTGAAGATCCTCCTAAACTTAAAAGAAGACCAAAAATCCATGCAGGAGCACCTAGTATCTTAGTCGCTAAAGATAATATCCATCCACCTATCTTCCAAATACCTATAGCACTATTTGTTATTCCTCCCACTACATTTAATGCCATTAAAACTCCCAAAGTTTTAAAAATTGCTCCAGCATTTTCTTCAAGCCATTTAGTAAATGATTCAACCTTTGCCACATTCTCTGGAGACTTAAGCCATTCAATAGCTTTAAGTACAGCTGCTCCTATAGCAATATTTAAAAAGAATTTTTTCAACCTATCAAAGAATCCTAATGCACCCTTCTGTAAAGGAGTTTTCTTCTTAGATTTAGTTGCTTTCTTTGCTTCTAATGCTGATTCTCTAGCTCTTCTATCCTGATCTGCTTTAGCTTTACGATCTTGTTCCTCCTCATCTTGCAAAGCCTTTAATTGTAATTTAAATAATCCACCTATAACCCCTAATGCGTCTCCAATATTATCTAACCTATCTGCTATATTTAAATTACTACTATCATCACCATCATCTTCCTCAGGTTTGGGAATGGGAAGTAAACTATCTTGATAATTAAGAATATTTTTAATTAACGTAATCTTTCTCTCATTATTACTAACTCTCTCCTCTAATTCTGCTCCAGCGGCATGAGCTGAACCCATAAACTTGGATGGATTAACCCTTGATCTAATAGTGGTGTTCCCGCTAGGCATTAGATTGTTGTTGCTTTAATTTTTCATCTTCAAGATGTTTTTGCAGCATACCAATGTAGATGTCTCTTTCCCAAGGAATAAGATTTTCAATCTCTGTTAATGAATATTTATGATACTGTAACAAAGCAAAATTAATCTTATAATAATTCTCGAGATCCATATGAGACATCCCTACTCGAAAAAAGATGATAGACCCTCCAATACTACAGTACTTTCCACCCCAGTCTTAGGATTAGTAAAGGTAACACTATGAGATAACTTAGGCATAGTGGTAAAGAATTTCTCCACTCCTTTAAACTGTAAACTATTCATCTGTTCTAAAAATTCTTTTACTTCTTTCTTAGTACAATCTGAAGTAGACCATACCTCCTCCTCATTATAAATCTTATCTATACAAGAAGATATTAAATCAAATGACTGATCTATATTAGGACTGTCACCAAAATCAAAGTTATTTTTTATAAACTCATCTAAAGAAGGATACTTCATCTCCATCATTAAAGAATCATCTAGCTTAATCTTATTGGTATGATCTTTATCCTTTTGAACTTTAATATCATCTATATTAATAGTAATAGGAACCTTAGTTTCTTTATCATCAGGTGCAATAAGATTAACTTCAATCTCCTCACCCACAGACTTCCCTCTTATATGAAGGAACAAATATTCTATATCAAACGTAGGAAGATGATCTACCTTTATCCCTCTACTCTGTATACAATTCTTTAAGACTGCTCTGATGGCAGTACTAATTTGTTTAGTATCTTCAGTCTCCAATGCTAAGACCAGAAGTTTCTCTTCTTTAACTAAGAAAGGTCTGTACTTAATTTTCTTTCCTGTAGATGGCAACTCAAGTTCATAAGTTGGCGTAGCAATGGTAGGTAATGGCATAATATCTTATAAAAAAATCATTGTAGTTTATTTATAGTCTTAAGGAGTAGGTTGAGATAAAAGAAAAGATCCTTCAGTTGTTAGTGGAGGTAAAACACCTCTATCTATTTGTTCTGGAGATATGATGCACTTATCTACCACATATCTAATAAAGGAAAATGACACACTACACTTTAAAACCTGGCTATTTTCGTATGAAACAGGGATAGCAGTAATATCTCTAGGAAAAGCTTGAACAAACGTATACTTTAAAACAGTTTTAGGAATAGTAGACTCACCTGACAAGTGATCCTTCTCAAATTTCGTCACAAATATGTTATTCTTATATGTTTTAGGATAAGATACCCTTTGATTAGTAAAGGGGCTCGTGTATCGGCTATAATCAGTAATCCCGCTGATATAATCAATCCATCTTTCAAACAATGTAATTACATTATAGTTTCTATCTACATAGAATGTCAACCCTAAAACATCATCATATATTCTCCTATAGGCCATCTTCTCTGTAACGCCTTGATAATCATTAGTAACATCAACAGTTGCTAAAGAAGACCCTGGAAGATTTGCATCAGAACAAAGCAAGCTAATAGTATCTACACCCAAATTATCTAAATCAGATACTCTATCTTTAACTGCTTCTGGAACAACTAAAGTTAAACGATACTGCGAAGATTGCGCTACGTTGAGCAACCTGGATTTTATATCACTTAATGATAATATATCTGGTGTTACCCCTGCCATCTATAAATATTTTTAATTATATATTATGTATAAGAGATGGCTGAAAGTATTAAGAGTAGGTACAAACCAAAGTATCCTCGAAAGTATCAAGGCAATCCAAATAATATAATATGTCGTAGTA